CTGCTGTTTTCATTAGGTAACAATGGGGTAACAGCGGGAGACTGTCGTCCTAGTCGTCATACCCGCGGCTTGCCCTACAGCTTTTGCAGTAGTACCAGTTCTTAGGTCGGTGTTCTTTAGCGCCACACTCCATGCACGGCCGCTCCCACATGGCCACACTTTCTTTGCGCGCGACTACATACTTCGCACCTTCAAACTCTCTTATCCCTTCGCGGACCAGTATTCGCTTAAGAGTATCAACACATACACCGATACGCGTTGCGACGTCATTCAAACTCATTGCGTCGTGATTCTCTCGAAGCCAATCCATCTGGTCATCACTTACATTGACAACTTTTGGCATACGAACCTCAAAAATTTACACTTTTGGTGTGTAATATGCCTATTGTTTGTGATTTGTGACTTACATGCAACACCTTTAGGTGTTAAATTTGACAAGACGCCGCGAATATGTTAAAACTTCTTTGTGTTTTAGTTATTTAAGAGTAATTAAAACCTCCCCTTTACCCGCCTCAGCTTCGCTAGGCGGGTTTTTATTTTATAGGTTGGTTTAGATATGACTTCTACAAAGAAGTTTCTCGGCCTGGACTTAGCTACAAAAACTGGTTGGGCGCACTCCGATGGGGTGGGTGGAGTAATTAATCTCGCCAACAAAGATAAACACCGCGGCCAGATGGCCGCTCAATTCGACATTAATATTAGAACAATTCTAAGAGAGCGTTACACATCGCATGTTGTGTGCGAGCTACCTCCTGTTGGGTTGATGGGCAACGCACGTCTCATACTGCTCGGTTTATTCTGGCAGGCACAGCACATAGCCTTTGACTTTGAGCTACCCTTCATCCCAGTCAACGTCTCAACGGTTAAGAAATGGGCGACGGGCAGTGGCAAAGCAACAAAAGAAGACATGATAAACGCCGCGCGCGAACTCGATGGGGTGGAGCCAGTTGATGATAACCATGCCGACGCCATGCTAATTTGTCGTTGGGGCGAAAATACTATTGAGTAAACTCCCACCCTTGGACGCCGACACTAGAGCAAACTTTACTGACTCTGAGTGGGCAGAACTTATTGAGCAATGGAAAAAAGAAGCACCCGAATTGTTCGAGTCCGCTAACAAAGTTAGAGATATTTTTGGAGAGGGTACGAGGATTACCTACGTTGGTCCGATACGGGTGAATAAGCAAGCCTCCTGAGCAACCTCACTCACCCGCTCGGACACCCTTACTACTGATATTCAGTTTCGATTTCAAGCCATTTGTTTATAACATCGAGCGGCCTGTTCAATTCCATAGCAATTTCAGATGGAGACTTGCCAGTAAGAGCCATTTCTTTTGCTCTTTGTTTAGTTGAGTAACTGCATACCAACTTAGATTCGCCTGTCAGCTTGTGGGTTGCCCACCCAATAAACTGTATAGGGTCGTGCAAGTCTGTCCACTCTCGAACCTTACCGTAGCGAACTTCGAGAACCATCGACACATACCACTCTTCAGTAAGTTTCTGCTGGAGTAAGTCAATCGGTGGACGCTCGTATTTACCGTTCCAAATTCCAGCTTTTTGTTTCGCCGTATCTTCGTCACGATAAACCTGCGCTATGCGTATCTGTGTTTCAAGAACCGTAAGCTGGTTCGTTGAACCAGCTTCACGTCCAAGGCCATCGTCCCCAGGTTTGTTCGAGTGATGTAGCATGATGACAGACTTACCAGAGTTTCTTAGACGTAGAGCCAGTTGGTTTACTTGGCTCCATTCGTCCGCCGAGTTCTCACTCATGCCAGACCACGCTGTTCGGATAGTATCAATCACAACTATGTCTGGGTTAGTAAAGTTTATCCATCCTGCTAGTTCGTTGAGGCCAGAACCAGTTCGCAAATTCATTTCAACCTGCTCTAGCCACGGCGTCCACACTTGGAAGCGGTCTCCCGCATCACCGAATAAACTTTTCAAATCAAGCATGCGCCTGCCAAGGTCGCCGCTTGATAACTCGAAGTCCAAGTATAAGACATTGGCTGGCTTCCATATTTCAAACGGACCGAAGTATCTTTGCCCAGCGGCCATAGCGTATAGCGCATGCTGTAAGAACATTGTCTTACCTGAGCCACTGTATCCGTGTATCTGTATAATTGTGTTTGGTCTAAGCCAAGGTTCGATTAGGTATTGTCGGCTCTTACCTTCCTCAACGAGCCGCTCCGCATCCGAAACGGTGACTAGTTTGCGCGCCCTCTTCTCATCGTCGATAACTACAAGGTCTGGTCTTCTGTAAATATATTCGCCAGTTTGTGGGTCAAACCTTTCGGGATGATTGCGACGCTCTGACTTCTCTATGCTTGATACAGTTTCCTCAAACTCAACGTCTCGCAAGTGTTCAACAAACCACTTGTCCATAAACGCCCTGACTTGCACACGTAGTTGCGGCCCAAAGTTTCCAAGCAAAATCATTTCGCTGGTGTAGCGCATCACCCTGTCATTACGCGCGTTTCCTTGGCCAGTGGGTATCTTGCTGTCAGGAAACCCCATTTCTTTTACGAACTCTTCAGTCCTATCCCATTCGCTAACTTTGTCGGCAGGGTCGAATTGAATAGATGATAAGTCCAAGTCTTCAAATGATACGTCGGGAAACTCTGCTGGGTCGTTTACAGGAGACCAGTCTTCCCAAACGGGCATATCGTCTTCTCTGTCCCAGCCCTCTGGCACAGCCCATTCATATCCCTTGCTGGGTGGAAGCAATGCATAAGAGCCATCGCCCCGAAAGTCTAGGCCATTAACTCGCGGCCAATCCTGTCCTCTTGAATTGCCCCCAGCCCTTGGGCCTCGACGAACTCCGTCCATAGGATGCTTGAACCACAGGTGGTGGCCACGCTTTGTCCTTACACGTATGGTCGATTCCATCCCACAACTTATCGCCGCGTTCAGAGCTTCTTCGTTATCGCAATCGACGATAACAACTCCACTGATACTGCCAGTCACAACGGCGATGTTTGCATCTGGAAACTTATCGAACCAATCCGTTACCTCGTCAGCCGTTGGCTGACGGCTTTGATACTCCATCCACTTAACAGCAGGGCGTTTCGTATCAGGTCTTATTGGTATAATTGATAGACCTTCGTCTAGGTACTCAAGCGCCTGGTTTACCGTTTCCATTCTCATCCTCCTCAAAATACATATCCACGTCTAATGAAAAATGTTTTTTGATTTCGGACAATTTGGTCGTTGTAATCATGTCTTGTTGCACCCACCTGTATGGGGTTGTGCGGGACACACCTATAGTCTGGGCGAGGCGAGTGACCCCACCGCAGTCTTCAATCAGTTGTTTTACATTAAATTTCATATTGGATAAATTAATAACTTGTTGACATTGTATGGCGAACATGACACCTTTCGATATGTAATTCAACTAAAACTTTTAATTTAAGTGACGATATGAAGATATTAGGACTTCCTAACCAAGACGATAAAACCAATCCAAAACCAGAATTAAAGGAAATCACCAATTATCGAGGAGCGCACAGCGCCTACACGAATGGTGACGATAGAAAAATTTTCGTTGAAAACCTTGACGATGTTTTTCACCAAGTAGAGCTTGGCCACCTAGCTCTCGCTAAAGCTAAGGAAAAAATAGAAGAAGCAGAGAAAGTGCTTGCACAGGTGGCGCGCGATTTCCAGATGTCGGAAGCGACGTTAGTTGGCGATGAGTTCGAGGCCGATGTCATAGCGAAAGAGCGCGTTACTTGGAACACCGACCAACTGGAAAGCATCTTTCACGCCGCAGATAAATTACCAGACCACGTTAAAAAATTATTACGTGTTGATAAAGAAGCCTACGAAAAACTACCGCAGGCGATGAAGGATATTCTGGAACCCGCCAGAATTGTGAACCCCCAAAAACCTAAAATTAACGTAAGGAGAAAATGAATGGGAATGTTCAGTAGCACCAGCGAAGCTGGTATGAAGCATCATAAGACACTCTTATATGCACACCATGGTTTTGGTAAGACTTATCAGTGTAGGTTTTACGCAGATAACTATGGTAAAGGTCTTATACTTTCTGGAGAAAGTGGATTGGCCTCGTTGTCTGACGTAGACATTGACTACGTTGAGTTCCACATGTGGGACGAAAGCATGAACCCAAATCTCGCTAAGAAACTTCCAGAGGGCGGGTATTCTTTTACAGGCATTGTTAAGTTAATTAACTCACCTAAATTTAAAGAACAAAATTACAAGTGGATAGCCATTGATTCTCTGACCGAGATGTCAGATAGGTGCATGAAAGATGTCGAGTCTTCGTTCGACCAGCCTACTGATATGAGAAAGTGGCAAGTGTACGAAAACCAAATGATGGGTGCGTTGAAGTTTATCAGAGACCTGCCAATGGAAGTCTTTGTCACATGTCTTGCGAAGGAAGAGAAGAACGATAACGATGCCCATGAATACTGGCCGATGGTTCAGCAGACTAAGGTTGCCAAGAAGTTGCCAGCGCTCTTTGACCATGTGTTCTGTGGTTTACGCTCAACAGACGACAGCAGTTCCGATATACAGGTGAACCGTCAAATCGTGACTGACCATGTTTATGGTTGGCACGGCAAAACTCGTGACCCATCCAACTGCCTAAGTCCAATTGAG